ACTAGTATTCCCGTTATTAACTCTAATTGTAATTTTGTTAGTTTCCACATAAGCCATAATACTTAAATTACCTGGTGTACCTGTGTGCCACGGAACTGCAGAAACACTCGCACTTTTAAAAGTGACAGGTATAGTAATATCTATACTTTCGTTAAATCTAATATTTTTAAAATTACCATACACAATTGCAATATTTGAAAATTTTAGTACACTAATATCATTGTGATTTTCAACTTTGAATAAATTTTCCAATCTATCAAGAAGTGAATTATTATCCAATGGAATAAAATTTTCTGTATTTGCTGAAGTATTATTATTGTTTTTTAAACATAAAAACAATTTTTTAGTGTTATTGTCAAAATAAGTTTTTCCAGCAATTTTATTTCCTGAATAATTTAAAATTCCACCATACTCTTTACCTGTGTTATGAAAAATATCTTCACTTAATTTATTATCAATTTCTGTTTCTGTATAGTATCTATCATCGTGAGAATGATTAGAAACATTATCATTCAACTTTTTTAAAGCCTTAGCTGTTGCTAGTTTATTTGTATCATCTTCTTCAAAACTATCAGTTTTATCTAAATTAAATCCACTTTTTTTTAAAATGGTTGGTTCTTTTCCAGCAATACTTTCTTTTAATCTTAAATAACCATCTTCAATTTTATCCCATAATTCATTCCAAAAATCTCTAAATTTACCTTTATAGTTTGCTTTCCAAACTGGCAATTTTAATTCCTTTGTTACCTTTTCTATTTCTTCTCTCCCTTGTGGGTCATTTATCCATTGTGCCATTTTTACCTCCTTGAAATTTTAATATTTTCTATTTTCTCTAAACTCATTTCTTCAAGTTCTGATAAACTATACATTTCAATATAGTATTCTTTTCTTGCTAGTGTTATTTTTTCAATTTCTTCTAATGTCATTTCGTGTAGTTCTGAAATTAAATAATCTTCTATATAAACTCCATTTATAACTTCAAGTCCTACACCTGCTCCTTTTATTTTTCTAACCAAATTAAAAACTTCTTTTTTTTCTAATTTTTCTGGAATACTTATAAGAATTTTTCCAGATAGCTCAAGTATTCTAAATTCTTTCTCATTCAATTTAAAATATTCTGATAAAATTCTTATAATTTCTTGTGGACTTCCTAAAAATTGTAATAATGCTATTTCAAATTTCAAAAGCTTTCTATACTCAACATCAGTAAGTCCATTTCTTTGTACTTTAAAATTTCCACCTAAAATATCTAGTAAATATCCTTCTGATTTATCTACATCATTGAAATTAGAAATTGAATTGTAAATATCTCTTATTCTTAAATGTTTGTTTTCTGATATTTCAAACATCTTTTTTGAAAAAATAGTATTGTGATATATATGAGGAACTCTACTTATTATCATAAATCCACCTCAATAGTTATGTCATTAACACTAGCCACTGCCACCTCTTTATTAGATAATTTATAATCTTTTTCTAATTCATTGTATTTAACATCTCCTAATTTAAGTTTTAATGTTTTTATACCACTTGTATTTTTATAAATTTCTCCAATTAATTTATATAAATAAATAGTGCTATTTGGCTCAACTTCATCTATGTATTTTAAGTAAATATCTTTTATAGTTTTCTTGAAATCATCTTTCCAAACTTCCTTAATACCTTGAATTTCTACTCTCAAGAATACAGTTTTTTCAATAGGTCTTGTAAAACCTACTGTTATTTCATCAAAGTTTTTTGTAATATCTCCAACTGTTCTGATACCTGCAATCTTATACGCATACAATGCTTTTAAAATATTATCATTAGTATCACCATAGCAAATACACTCATAACTGTGTGCTAGTCTTCCATCACTGTCAAAGTCATCTGTATCATTTTCTATAACTTGGCATTTTTTGACATTTGTATTTTGTAAGATATAATTTTTAATTCCCTCAGTAGTAAAAGAACTCTTTCTATCAAGTCTTTTTAAATATCTTTCTCTTAGTTCAGTGTCTGTTTCTAAGTCTTTTCCGCCAATAGTATTTAGTTTGTTATTGACTGATATAACACCAGTTAAAATTTCTGTTTGCTCTGTTATAGCTCCACTACTTACATTACCATCAGTTCCAGCATTTAATGCTATTACTTCAATTTCTGTTTCTCTTTCAGTCGTTGTAATATTAGATGTGTTTAGAGTTACAAATTTAACACCAGATTTAGTTTCCACTCCCCAAGCCTGTGGTATCTGTGTTCCAATTTCTGCTGCAACTATAATTTTACCTACTGCTTTTTTAGCTTTATTCCAAGACATACCTAAATGGCTTGTTATAGCATTCAAATTGCTTCCAGTTGCCGTATAAACTGATAACTGATTAAATGCTGATAATGCTTGCAAATAACTATCATATTCTTCTGCACTATCAAATCTTAACCAAGCAATTATAATATTACTGTCTGTTTCTCTTAAATCAGGCTTTACACTCTTGAAATCATTTAATTTTCTTGTGTATATTTCATCTATTGTTGGCACTATAAAACCTTTTTCTGTTATCAAATTGTGTACACCTCCCCATTAATTCTTATATTAGCAACTAAAAGATTATTTTCAAATTCAATACTTTCAATCTTTTCTACACCATCATATTTATTGATAACTTTACTAACTTCTTGAATTATCCTATTTTTATTATCTTTTAATTGTAAAATACCTGTATTAGTTCCATTTAAGTATGGAGTACCCCAAGCTGTATTTAATGCAAATTGTCCTTTGTTTTGTTCTAATTCAACTCTAATAGCTTGTATTAAGTCCTCTGCATTACTAACAATTTCACATACTCCTTTATCAAATACTAACTCACAATCTTTATCTAATTTTGGGCTTGTCATCTATCCTCCTAATCAGCACTACTTGTAGATGTTGGAATCTGGTCGCCAGGTTTATATGTATGTGTATGTCCTTTAAGGCTCTTGCCTGCTCCTTGTACATCTTCTGTTGCTGTAACCCCACCTGTTATTGATACATTTCCTGTTTGTTTAGTATCCCCAGTTTGTGTTGTATTACCATTTATAGTTAAATCTCCATTTAAAGTAACATTACTTGTGATAGTTGTTTCATTACTTCCAGAAAGTATTGTTATATCTCCATTACCTTTAATTTCAATTCTAGTTCCAGCACCTTGTAAAATTATATCTTCTGAATTATCTTCAAAACCTTTTTCACAACTTCCTATGATATAAGGCTCATTCAAACTAAATCTTTCAAGGCTTGTTTCGTCTGATAATGCTGTTTCACTAAACCCAACCCATACAATATCTCCAACTTTACGAGGTATTTGGAAAGTCCAACCACCAAATTTAAGAAAATCTAATCTTACATCTATAAGTGGAGGATAGTTTATAAGTTGTTTACATAGTTCTCTTTTAGCGAGAGGTTGTACAGTACAAGTTCCAGCTCCATAATTAATTGATTTAATTTTACAAGGTAAACTTGTATGTAATTCATTCAAACTATCATCTATCAATGCTTTTATAACTTCTATCATTAAACCACCTCTACTGTTGCTGTTGCACTAAATGTTTCAACTCCACTTGCTGAGAAATCACATTCTTTTACAACTACTTTTCCTTTAAAAGTTGTACTTTCAATTTCTAATAATTGTCCTATTTTTATAAGTGGAATTAATAAACATTCAATATCAAACTTTTGTTTACCTTTCTCAGATGTTTTATTATTACTTTTTTTCTTACTTTTACTATTTTTACTTGCTTTTTTTTCATCTTTTTTAATATCTGCTTTATCCATTTTTTTATCTACTCTTATAAGTCCCTGCTCTCCTCCTAAGTGAATAACACTTGAATAAACTTTATTAGGTAACTTAAATTCAATAGATGTATTTGTAAACCTTGATATTGTCCCTGTATCTCTTGCAAGAATTGGGATTACATTTGATAATCTTCCACTAAATACCTTGCCATTAGGATATACTGTATCTTTTCCTAGTTCCTTTATATCCATAGTAAAATTACACATTTTTTCAATCTGCTTTATAACTTCACTTGCCTTAATTCCAGCTTTGAATTGTCTATTTATAATAGTATTCGTATAAGCTCTATTATTTGGAGTTGCTTCAATAGTAGTTATAAAATCATTTTCATCTCTTGAAGTTGTTATACTTTCAACTATTCCATTAAATATAACTCCATGTAATTCTCTATATCCTGCGTCAATAGAAACATCTTGATTTTCTTTTAACTTTTGTTTTGTTGTTTCTGATAAGTTGTATAGTTTTATAGTTGCTATATCGCTCTTATTATCATCAGTACACTTAACTTCAAAATCAATGTCTAATTGCTCATAATCAAAAACTATCTCTCCTATTGTTATAAGTCTAACTTGCTTCCATAACTTCGCCATATTCATCACCTATTAAAAAGAACTTATAATCTTTATTAAGATTTTGAGGAGTAATTTTATCTTTTTCTTCTGCAAATTCATTAATTTTTATACATCTTAATTGAAGATTAGTTTCATTTCTTACTAAACTTAAAAAATCAATGTTAGGTACCACCTTATTAAAACCTGTTATCCTTTGATTTAAGCCGTCTAAAATTGATAGGTATATAAAACTATCATAAGTATTATAAATTAGCTCTAAATTGATATTATTAGGTAATTCAGCTATTATTCCTCTACTCTCTATATCTGTTACATCAATTTCTATTGCTTTCATAAAGTTTCTCCTATCCAGCTAAATTTTTAAAAAACTTTTCTCTGTATCTTTTGTTTCACCAACAACTTTATTTACTTTACTTTTTTCTGCACTTGTTGGAGTACTTACTTTAGCTGTTGTTCTTTTCTTCTTACCACCTGATGTCTTAGCTTTTTTACTATCCATTTTTACATCAGTTTCTTTTATTTCCCCAACTTGTATCTGTCTTAAAGTTATATAATAAGTAAAGCCAAATTTTTGCTCTCCTGTTTCCATTTCTTCAATATTTTCTATTATCATATGCTCATAAGTATCACGGTTAGAAAATACAAACTGTACTTCTTCGCCTAATTCTTGCAATTTCATTAATTTATCCCTATTCAATAAATAATCTCTGCTGTTATCTACAACAGTTATATTAATTATCATAGGTTCTTTTCTAACACTATCACTTATATTAAATCCATTCTCAACTCTTTTAGTTGGTAATGTCATTGGTAAACTTCTTGTCTTTTCTGATATAACTTCAAGTGGTATATCTTGTATATAACTTTGATTTGAATTTTCTGATAGACTTAGAGCCATATTAACTGCTTGTTTGAAAAAACTCATAATATCCTCCTAGAATAAAAAGCCCATTCCAGCTTGTACTTTCATTTTTTCTAAATTTTCTTTATCTTTTTTCAGTAAAAAATTCACTATATTTTCAAAACTATTTTCCCCATCTTTACTTTCATTAATTGTTACATCAGTTTTATAAGTAGGATTATAATTAACTGTTTGATTAGCTGTTACTGCTTTTTTAGTTCTATCTATAACTTTATTGTCAAAAGTTTTAGGCTCAAGTAACTTATTGAAATCAGTAACAACACCAGAATTAACAGGTTGATATGGTATTGCAAAATCTTTTTCAACTGGCACTCCTGTTTTTCTTTGATTTAATCTTCTATATTCAGCTGCTTCTGATTGTTGTTTTATTTTCTTTTCAGCTTCTTCAAGTAAATAACTATCGTGTATTGCACTGGTTTCATTCATATGCTGTCCAGCACCATATAATTTATTCCAACCACTTTTAATGTTTCCATATGAATTATCCCAATTCATATCTTCAAAATCACCAGTTAATGCCTTATATGTATTCTTACCTAAATCTATTACTGCTCCTCCTGTTGATCCCCATATCATTTGCAACAGTCCTGCTCCACCTTTTAACACATCTAGTAAATCACACAAAATCTTAGTTGTAAGTGTTATTTTTTCAATCCCACTATCTGCTCCCTCTGTCCACAACTTCCAAAAATCAGATACACCTTTTCTTAAATCTGAAAATCTATAATCAGTACCTGTAAATTTAAGTAATGCATTTATAGCGTCCTCTGTAAAACTTTCTTTACCTTGAAAGGCTGCAAATACATCTTCAATAGCACCTACTAATGCAACAAGTGGAAATTGTGTAGCAAGGAATAGACCTCCTATAACTTTTAAACCTGTTTTAGCTCCGTCTGGTAATGCATTAAAACCTCTTTTAATATCTCTAAAAACACCTATAAAAGTATCTACAAAACTTCCACCAGCTTTGAATACTTTGGTAACTAAATCTTGAATGCCATCAGCATTTTCAGCAATAAATTCCCAAAACTTTGCTCTTGTATCTCTTATAGACATTCCCCAAGTTTCGTATAAATCTCCTATTCTATTTTTGGCATTTATGATTTTGCCCTCAGGAGTTTTTAAAAATTCTTTATTTTGCTCTCCTACACTTCTTCTTACTGCTTCTGCAAGTAGAGCAACTTTTTGTTCTTCTGTTCCTATTTTTAATAATTGTTCCTCTCTTTCTGATAAGACAATTCCATTTCTTTTTAAAACCATTGTTTGTCCATTCATAGCTTTGGCAAATATGCTGGCAATACCTTCCATATCTTGCCCTGTACCATTTAATCCCTTTTCTTTTACAAGCATATCCTGCATAACTGGCAATAATTTTTTAATACTGCTTTCTTGCATTCTAAAAGTTGCCAATCTTTGAGCTCCTGCAATAGTTACTTCATCTCCAACAACTCCTAATTTTTGTAATTCTCCTGTCATATCTATAATTGATTTTATTTGGTCATCTCTAAAATTTTGAGCTCTTAAAGTGTTATATAACTTAGCTTCTTGTTCTATTTGATAGTTACTTGCTTCAACTGCCTTATTATATTGACCTACAAGGGCACTTATTGAAAAATATCCAATAGCTAACTTCCCTAGTGTACTTCCTGTTACTTCTTTAAATCTTTGGCTCAAACTCATAGATTGTTTTAAATTAGCTTTAAATTGTTTAAAACCTGTTGAATTTAAAAAAGTATCTATATTAAATTTCAATGCTCCAACTACACTCATTACTACACCTCATTCATCTTTGAAATTCTATCTAAATATTCTACTAATTTCTTAACTGAATAATTTTCTGCCCTTTCAAAATCTCTTATAAAATAGCCATATACAGTTATCATTCTTTCTATACTTTCTGCATTATAGTTTAAATTACATTCCACGAAATGTGTTCATAATGAAACCACAGAAAGCTATATTTTTCACTTGCTCCCAAACTGATAGTCCTATTTCTTCTATTTCTTTATACTTGTAATTATCTATATTTTTATTTAATAATTTTAAAAACTTTTCTCCTGTAAATACTACATTATCAATTCCTGATATAAATAGTTGTTCCATTGTATAAATACCATTTTCATCAAGTTTTAACTCTAAATCATTATATTTTATACTTTCAGGTACTCCTATAATATCTTCAAGTTTTGGGTTAACTCCACTAGGATACTTTAAAATTTCTTTTGTATAATCAACTATATGAGTTCTCCCTATTCTCTTTTCTAAATTTAAAACATAACTTGCTGGCTGTTCCATAACTGTTACATCGTAATTATTTACTTTTATTACTTTCTTTTCCATTCTATCCTCCAAAAATAGAGTAGTATTAAACTACTCTATTAAGCTGTTTTTAAATTAATACATTGTACTTCCCATTCAAAACCTTTTGCATCTGCACCTATTTCTAAGTTAGGTATTTTCTTGAAGAAACCTTTTGCTGAGAAAGCCCCTAATGTTCCGTCTAAACCTTTATTGATAAAAGTTACTGGGAATGTCCCATTTTCTCCTTCTGTTAATGCCATTTGTTTAAAACCTAAATTTAAAGGTGAGTTTTGTAATATTTTAAATTTAATTACTGCGTCATAATCATTGTGTTGATTAATACTTCTTGCTCCATCTACACCTTTTGATAAACTCTTAAACTCACTATCATACTCTATTGATATCTTTACATCTTCTGCATAATCATCAACTCTTATAACTCCTAATATTAATTCATAATTTTTACTGTTATAAATATATTTGTTAGCCATTTATAGCACCTCCTAAACTTCAAAGAATAAATCAGCTGATAACTCTCTAATACCATAAGCATAGTAAACTGTGATTTTAACACCTGTTAATTTACCATTTAATATGTCATTCTTTGGTATTTCTTCAAGTGGCACTATATCAACTACTGTCTTATCTTCAATCAATGATTTCATTCTTTCAAACTGTTTACATCTTGTTAATATAATTGCTTTCAATGGGTCTACATCTGCAAATGTAGGTTTTGGAGTAGCTTTTAAATATAATGTAATATCTTCTTCAAGTCTAAATTGTAAAGCTTTTACACAGTGAATAAAATCTATTGGGTCGCCTGTTACAGTTACTCCATTAGCAAGTCCAAGTTGTCCTTTCATTCTTGCAATATAGTTAGCTTTATTCTTGTCTAAAACTCCTTGTTCTGCTCCACTTAAACCACTTTCTACTGCTCCATTGATTAACTTATTGGCTATCAATACACTTCCTGCAAATTGTGGTATTGAATAACCTGCAACTGCTCCTGCTATTAATTCATCATTTTTACTAAAAAATAATGATGTTGTATCTTCTGCAATAGCTTTTATTTTAGTTTCTACTGTCATAATATCTGTATCAGATTTTGCTTGTGCAAATAACATTTTTTGTCTTGCTCCAATTTCTTTTGATATTAAAGCTATTTTTTCTAAATCTGTTTCATCAGTTACAGTACCAAACCAATCATTTTTTACACTATCAAATAAATCTTTGTAATTGCTTCCAGTTACTACCTTACCAAATACTAATACTTGTTTAGCTCCACCGTTAAAAACTGCTTGTAATATCTTATAGACATCATCTGTTGCTGCAACTCCTGTTACATCTTTTATACTTGTTATTAATTGCTCTGTTATAGCTTTCTTTGTACTAAATACCCCAATTATATTTACTGTTGCTTGGTCAACTGGACTTGGCTTGTGAGTATTTAAAAATACTATTTTCTTTTCATCACCTAATATTATTCCCATTAATTGCCTCCTTCAATATTGAATTTAACATCTTTTATAATTTCTATTTCTGTTCTTAGTTCCTTAGAAGTTCTTACAGTTACATCAAATACATATCTTTCAAGTAAATCACTAGCTGAATAATCTGTAATGTCTTTTAACTCTCCAACTTCTTCAATAACTAAGTTCAGCCCATTTAATTTAATCCACCAGTTTATAGCTTCTATATTTGTGAAGTAATCTCTAATCACTGCTACATCTATAAAACTATCCTTTTTACTCAGAGTAAATGAAAAACTAATTATATGCTTGTTTATATTTATTTGCTTGAATACTCCGTATTTCTCTGTATCTTCTCTTTCATTTGTGTATCTATGAATTACATTATTAGAAATAGTCCTTGCAAGAACTCTTGGTAATTTCAGTTGTCCATTTACTTTTGAAAGATATTCAAATGGTATAACTTGAAATTTATTATTTAATTCTTTTATTTTATCCAGGAACAATATTTCTAAATCTATGTTATTCATCTTTCATCATCTCCAAAACAAACTCATTAAAATCTGCATATAATCTTGGTAGTATTTCAACTACTCTATAATTAATACTTTCAACTGTTATAATATCTCCTAGTCTTAATCCATAGCTTTTAAGTATCTTTCCGTTAAGTTGATTTAAAACTTTAATTGCTGAATTAGGATCTGCTGTTGCTACTTTTAAAGTTTTCTTATAAATAACCATATCCCAATGATAAACTTCTTCTGCTCCATCTGGGTTATGCATATCATATTCAGATTTTCTAGTTACTTGATATTTTCTTAACTCACTTTTAGCAAACTGCGATAACTTGAATTTCATTTTAAATCTCCTTAACTATATACTCCAAACTATTAACCATTGTTCTAGTGTCAATTAAAGGCTTGTTTCCACTGCCTTTTTTCTCTCTGGCTTTGATTGTACTTTCAGCAAGTGCTGCATAACTTCCTTGCTCTATACTTTTTCTAATATATTCAACAACTTGCTTTCCTATATCTTCAAAACATTGTCTAGCTTGAATTTTACCTTCTGCAACTTGTTTAGCATTATGAATAAATCTATTCATAATTTTTTGTAAGTTGCTGTCTATTGCTGTTCTCCAAAATGGACGAGCAGGATAATGAACATTAAAGCCTTCTTTTCCATACTCTAGCCACATTGCTATAAGTTCAACTTTTTGTCCGTTTTCTTCTGTATTATCTTCATTAAATTGCACAACTAACTTCCATTTTGCTAATAGATTTAATTGCTTTTCTATCTCTGCAAATTTTTTCAAACTTTCATTTGTGAATTTTACATTAACTCCAATCATGAGTTTTCCTTACATACTTATAAAGAATATTTTTAGCTTCTGAATTAGTAAATATTATTGAGCCTATTTTATTCATAGCGTTTGTTGTATAACTTATAGACATATCCCCTATTGATTTGCTAGCAATGCCTTTTTCAATATCGTTAGAAGTATCATCATTGATACTTTTTGTTATTGAATATGCTTCCAGTATCTGAGCCTTTTTAATTTCATCAGGTACTTTTTTTTCATTAATTCTAGGGAATATTAATTCTTGTTTATCAGATTTTCCACTATCTCTTATCATTAAACTTTCAATTTTATCTAATGCTTTATATAAGCCTTTTGATAATTCTGTATCTGATACTTCTTCATATCTGTTTTTTATAAATTCTTTCGCTTCATCTAAACTAACATAACCTATCACTTCATAACCTCCTTAAAAGCAAGGGGAGAGCTTTTAACTCTCCGTTATGCTTGTGATATTTCTAATTCGCATAATAATTTTGTTTTACCTGTTTCTGTTTCTATAACATCACAACCGAATAATTGTAGTCCTTTTACATACTCTCCAAATGATTTTTCAAATTCTCCAGCTTTCATTTCGTTAATTTGCATTGCAAGAGTTAAACCTTGACTTACTCCTGCCATACAGTGATATTTTTTACCAGTTAATTGAACATTGTTAGATTTATAAATAGTAAATCCTCCCCAGTTCCCAACGAAGTAATTTTGATTAATTCCAAGTGTATTTTCACCAGTTGAAATTGTAGGAACTTCTTTTATAAGTTGCCCATAAACTTCTGGTGAAACAACTAACCATCTATTTGCTGTTGGTACATTGTCTTTATCCATTTGTACTGCTAAATCTATAATTTTAGTTGAAACTTTATCAGTACCTATAACACCAGTAACTTTGCTTTTACATTTTGCATATAATTTAGCAAGTTCTGTATCAACAACATCAGCCATTTCATAAATAGCTTGGTCTGTTAATGCTTCTATAACTCCTGGTATAGCTTGTGCCTTATCTACATCATCCATCTTTAAAGCAAAATATTTAGCTTTGTTAATGTTAATAGTTTGATATGCTCCTGTGTCTTCTTGGAATGTTATATCTGCTCCTGTATAATCTCCAACAGTGACTGACCCTATACTTGGCACTCTTACAGAGCTACCCATATTTTCTATTTTTCCTTCATAATTTCTGTTTGCTAATGCACCAAAAACTAATTGCTTATTTAAGTTTCTATTTGTTAATTCTGCCCATACTTCTGGTTTAAAAGTTTGATATGACATATTTATATCCTCCTATTTTTCTCTTAATATTTCCTTTAATTGCTCATCTGTTAATTTTGCCTTTTCTACATCTGACATCTTGATAAAGTCTTCATATTTAACTTTTGAATTACCATTATTAGGTGGCAACGATGGCGGCGTAATGCTTACCTTTTCATTAAATAAATCTGGATAAGTTGTTTTAAAATTTGCAACTTGCTCATCAAAACCTGTTATTTTACCATCCTTAATATCTAATTTAGAAAAGTCTACTGCATTTACAAGCATTGAACTATATTTTGGTGATATTGCTCCTAATGCAAAACTTGCTGCTGTTTTAATAGCTTCCTTTTTATAATCATCAAAACTGTTTTTAAATACTATTTCTTTTCCTAAATCATCAGAAGTTACCTTATCTCCTAATTTTGATTTTAAGAATTTAATAGCATTGTCATTATACAGTTTATCTGATAAACTTTGATTTTTACTTATAAAGTTAGTTACTGCCTCTGCTGTTAAAGGCTTGTCTACTTCCTTTACTGTTTCAATCATAAACTTGTTATCAGTTAGCCATTTCTTACCTTCATCACTTCCTAATATTTTCTTTTCTTCATCAGTTATTACTATTTTTCCATCTTTTAATTCCATTGTTTCTCCTCTCGTGCAATTTCTCACACAAAATTAATTTAATCTAATTGGCTCAGCCCAACATCTACAATTAAAATCTTCTCCTGGCAATTCATCATTGATACTAAATACTAAACCCTCTCGTTCAGCGTGTGATTCTCTTACTCTGTCATCTCTCATAGTATGCCAAACAAAATGTTCAATACCATTCTCAATCATCAAGTCTTTACATTCTTGAGCATATAAATTTCCTGTTTCATTTCTTGCAAGATTTTCATTTCTATTATTGAGCCAAGTTTGGAGTTTATCAATATCGTTATTTGTATATGTTCCGTTCTCTATACTCTTAACGATGTCTTTAATCTCCTTACTAGCTCTATTGTTAGCAATGTCTTGCTTCAAAGCATTTAATGTAGACTTTGGTACTTCTCCATTTTTTAATACATCTAAATTTCTATTATAATTTTTGATTGTATCTATTATTCTTTGCTGCCTTATATCCATTAACTTATCAGCTGTAACTGATGTATTATTGAATAAATCATAATTCTTTTTTATCCAGTATTTAGCACCTTCTAAATCAGTTCTTTTTAAATCTTCATCTGTTAAAGTTCTCCAACTTTCAAATGTTGATAAATTAACTTCAATAGCAACTTTTGTTAATTCTTTTATAATGTTTCTTTTCTCATCATCTGTTAACTCAAATAATGGTAGTTGTCCTATACTTGCTGCTTTTTTTGCTCTTCCAATTCTTTTTTTAGTATAGAATTGAAATATTAATCTTAATTTATTTTCTTGTGCTAATGGGAACATATGCTATTCCTCCTTAACTTCAAGTCCTAAATCTTTCATAATGTCTTTTGAAAGCTCCTCTAATTTAACTTGTAATTGTTCTTCTCTTGTTATTCCAGCAAGTATATTTAAAATATTTATAAGTTTTTCTTGATAACTTATATTAGTTTTTATTGATCCTACTTGTTTATCTGGCTCTTCTCCTAAAAGACCTAAAAACTTGATAGCTGTTTCTAAACTCATTACATTGTTTTGAATACCTTGTACTACAATAGACATTTTTTCAGTTAGTGATAAACTTAAAATATCTTGTGTTTCTATTTGTAAATCAATTTCTTCACCTTTTATTTTCTTATATCCCCATAGAATGATGCTTTTTATTCCTGTGATACATTTAGTCCTTTTGCTCTCAACTGTTGCAATAGTCCTTTCCAAACTTCTTCTTTTAGCTTCTCCACTTGATATGCTTCCTCCTAAATCAATTCCAAAAGCTAGGTCATTTACTCCTAATTGTTTATAAATATCATTTTTGATGTCTTCTTTGTGTAACTTCCATTCTTGTGTCTTAGTTTCAAGTTGCACTTGCTTGACTTCTTTATCATCTTTATTTACAACAATTACTCTTCCATCTAGTCTTACAGTGCTACGCCCATTTTTATCAACTTCTATTACACTGTCTGGAACTTGCAACAATGGATTAGCAACCTTTTGAAATGCTTGTGATGTTAAAGTATCTCCAATTACTAATTCCCTTACATTTCCAACTAAATCATCATTATAATCACTTTTACCAAAAATGTTCTCTACTTCTACTACTGCCCAACCTTGTGCTTGATTATCTCTATAACCTAAACCATCTGCAACCATTCCATTATTTGTTAAATCAAAAGGGTAATTTATCTCAGTTATAGAATTATCAGTTATTTTATATGCTCTATACTCAATGCTATCTAACTCATAAACTTCACAAATAAGAGTTTTTTTACTTTTATCATCTTGTGATAAGTTATAAATTACATAGCCATCTATCAATTTCGGATTATATTCATTTCTTATTGGGAAATAGTCTTTTGGAGTAGCTGGATAAAAACTAAATCTATCTAACTCTGTAACTCCTTTTAAAAGTAATTTCCCAGCCCAAGATTGAATAACCATAGTTTTACCTAGTAAATCATCTAAATCAAAATCTTTTATAAGGTCAAAATCTTTCTGATTAGTTACTAACTTCTTACTTGTTGCATATTCAGCATAAAGTCTTGTTGTCGCTTGTAATAGTCCATTACCTACAACTAAATCTTTAAGGCTGCAACCTTTGCTATTACTTGTTAAGCTATTGTTATTAATACTGTAAGATTTCATATAACCTTGCTTGTCTACTATTCCCATATATTCCAAATTTACTCTTGCTCTTACATCTGCAAAAAATACATCTGCACTTTTCCCATCTGATAACTTTCTGTATTTTTCACAATTTCTGTGAATATCAGTTTGTATATAATCGTTATATGCTTTTAGTATTCTTTCCTTTTCCATTTAAACTCCTATTGGCTTCTTAATCTCTCCATTTTTAAATACAGTAGCCTTATATTTTTCTAGTCCATATCTCATAGCGTCCACTGTGTGTGGGTCTATTGTGAATTTATCTTCTAAGTAATTCCCGTCCTTATTTTTTTCGTGGCATAGTTCAGTCAATTCTCTATATGTGTTTGTGCATTTATCAGAAACTATAATTTTATAAAAACTTTTTAGCTTCTGTAATCCATCTAAAACACTTCCTGCACCTTTTTCACAGTTGATTATTTTAAATCCTGCACGCCTTATTTCTTCTGTTGTTTCAGGTCTTGCATTATCTGCAATAATCTCTCTATGATTTTGCTTGATATAATCCATAGACTTAATTAATTCACTTGTGATTAAGTTCTTGTTATATAATTCATCATAAATATATAAAATGTTATTTTCTCTATCTATAGCCATTCTAACTAAAGCATTATATGAAATACTGAATCCATAATCTAAACCATCATATAAATTACCTAATCCATACTTGCTAAGTTCTTTTACTATTGCTTGTACTTCTGTATCACTAGATTTTTGAATATTATTAAATACTCTCTCTCCAACTATTCCAAATCTTCCTTGATATGCTATTCTGTATCTTTCAATGTCATAAGTTTCAAAATTCTTTAATTGCTTTATATATTCATCAGTAACAAACGCATTATCTTCAACGACTGAATGATGATAATAAGTATCATCAGTTATAATAATTCTTTTTTGATATAGTTCTTCCTCATCTATTCCAGCTTTTTTTATAAATCTTTCATAGGTCCAATTATTAACGCTTACAGGGTTATTAGTTAAGAATATATGTAAGTCTTTTCCTAATGCTCTTAATCTCCCGTTTAATTCATTAAAAGCGTTGTATGAAACTTCTGAACATTCTTCAATCCAAATCATATCTACATTATCAATAGATTTTAATTTTTCACTATCATCTAGTCCCATAAAGATAAACTCACTCCCATTCCTACATCTTATGTGTAGTGGGTTTACTGTATAACTAAATAAACCATTTAGGTTGTAATTACTTATAATTCCTTTTAACAGTGAAAAACAACTTTCTTTGATAGTTCTGTAAACTGCTCTTACTACTAATATTCTTCTTTTCTCCTGTATAGCTTTTAATACAAGTTTTAATCCCGTATGATAAGACTTACTACTTCCATATCCTCCAACAATGTAATAGAATCTCTTATCCCAGTTATTTATATAATCAATAAAATGCTCATTAGCTTGTATATTAATTTCCATTTCTTTTAACTCCATTAATCGTTATAGATACATTATTGTCTTCAATATCTATGTCTTGCTTGTCTTTCCATTTACTTGATTTTCTATTCTTTAACCAAAATATCTGTGCTCCTACATCTCCTGGCATTTCTTTTACTACTTCTTTTATATAAGTGCTTTTCTTTCCATCTATTTCTTTTACTTCTTTTATAACTTCTTTATATTTATAGCCTATGGCTCTTTTAAATAAAGCATTTTCAACTTCTATATCTGCAACTTCCTTACCTTTTTTTATAGCCTCAAAAAACTCAATATATTTACTTTTATATGTATAAAATGTTTGGATACTTATATTTAAGTTATTACATATCTGTTCATCTGTTAATCCATCTCTTTTCCAAGCTTCTATTTCTATAAGTCTTGGTTTAACATCTGTTTCATATTTACTTTTAGCAATTGTTATCACCTACTTTATAATCTAACCAGTCAATTTCTTCTCCATTTATTTTTATAAATTTGTTATTTGTATATTTTAAATACCTTTCAATAATTACTTGTACCCATTTAGGTTCTAGCTCCATTAAATAAGCACTTCTATTTAATTGCTCACAAGCTATTAAAGTGCTTCCACTTCCTCCAAATAAATCAAGGATTTTATCTCTTTCATTAGTTGTTGATTTTATTGCTAATGCTGGCAATTCTATTGGTTTTTGTGTTGGGTGAAGATAATTTAATCCACTATCTTTTTTTATATCCCAAACACTACCAATTCTTTTCCCTGTTAATTTTTCTCCTTGTGAAGCAACTAATATCATTTCATAATCTGTTGAAAATGTGTGTTCTAAATCTCCAATGCCTCCTCCACCTTTATTCCAAATAATTAGATTAGTTAATTTGAAATGCTTCTCAAACATTTCAATCCATTCTTTTATATTTTTCCATGAAGCACATACAAATAAAAATCCTTTATTATACTTTTTAGCAATTGGAAAAAAAATCAAGCTTCTTATCATCATTTAACAAAATTTCCATTTTTTGTTTTCTGGAATTTGATTGATAATTATACCCATAAGGCGGATCTGTGAAAATCATATTAACTTTTTCTTCGCCCAAAAGTTTTTTTATATCATTTTCATTTGTTGAATCTCCACATAATAATCTATGTTTTCCAAGTTCTATATAATCTCCAGTTTTAATCACTATCTTTTCAACTTCTATTTCCTCATAATCTTCTTTTAACTCTTCTTGATTTTCTTCAATGTCATCTACTTGATTTAAAAGTTTGTCTATTTCATCATCACTAAATCCTGTTAAACTTAAATTAAAATCTTCTACTTTCAGAGCATTCAACTCATACTGTAATCTCTCTAAATCAAAATCAGTATTCATTGTAGTTTTATTATGAGCTATGATATATGCTCTCTCTTGAACTTCTGTAAGTCCTGTTAAAACAATACAAGGTATTTCACTTAATCCTAATTTCTTAGCTGCTAATAATCTTCCGTGTCCCTCTATAATTTGATTATCTGCATTGATTGCTATTGGGTCATTAAATCCAAACTCCTTTATAGAATTGGCTATCTGTTCAATTTGCCATTCTGGGTGTTCTTTTGCATTGTTCTCATATTCTTTTATGTCCTCTATATTTTTATTTATGATTTTTAATTCTTTCATTTTTTCTCCTGAAAAACAAAAAAGGACTTAAATAAAAAACTAATAAGATTTTTACATCTTGATTAATTTGTTATCTAAGTCCTTCTACTTTATTTAAAAGCTGTCAATAGATTTCTCTACTTAACGACTTGGTCTTTTTAATTGTTGCCTATATTGTAGCATATATATACATTAAATTCAATATTTATGTTTTGATTTTTCCTTGAATTTCTATAATATTTATATTGTTACAATTACATTTTATTTTTAGAGTATTTTCATCTAAATACTCAACTGATTTACATTTTATTTTTATATTCTTTTCACTTTTTATACTAGCTATAAATCTGTTGCAATTCTTACATCTGTAAATCAATTAATTCAACTCCTCAACTTCAATTATAAAATAATCTCTATTACAGCCTAATTTTTTGCTTGAAGATAGCTCATATATTAATTTATCATCTTCATATAGAAAGCCGTTAAAACTGTCTAATATAGCTTTAAAATAGTTGTCTATATCTCTTTCTCTTTTGCTCTTAAAATATAGTTCTATTTTTACACTAATTTTATCCTTAAAAGTTTTATACTTCTGTAATTTTATAAACTGTTGTACATTATCCCTGAACTCTCTTCCTTTCTTGTTAAGATAAGTTACATTATTACCTCTTCGCCAGTGTGTATTCATTGAATCTGGCTTATACGGTATCTCAAATCTTTGCTTCATCTTATCACTTCCATAAAAGCATTGCTATTGATACAGCTTCCACGATTGAAATTACACCTAATTCTAAAACTATAACCATAAAATCTTCTAATCTTGCTTTTGTTGAATTATGTTTATCTTTTTCTTTAAAATAATCTTCTTTCCACAAATTAGTTTCTAATGAATAATATTCTTTTTCTTTCTCTGCTTCCTCTCTTTTTTCTCCAGCTTCCTTAGCTTGTGTTATATAGAATACTCTTTCAGCTTCCAACTTCTCAAACTTGTCTTTTATATTTTCTTTTTCTTTGTTTTTGGCTAGTAAATTATTATTTAAAATTTCAATTTCTTCTTTTAAACTGTTTATTTCTTTAATATAAGCCTTGTTGTCTTGCTTCTTATGTCTTAGATTTTTAATTAAGTTTAAAAGATATTCCTCACATTCCTCTTTGCTGTTTAACTTGGAAGCATTAAAAGTAACTCCAGCCTCTTTATTAGCTCTTGTTATGAAAGCTCTTAAATAATCTCTTGTTGATATTTTATTATTTACCATTTGTTCCTCCTTAAATTTCAACTATTTTTTCATATATTTAAAATAATATTATTCCTAATTCCACTATTGCTATTACAACTGCTGCTGTCAAATAGAATCTATTCAAAACTAAATCTACTTTAGCTATTGTCAATTCTTTATCTTTGATAAAGCTTTTTTCACTTAGCT